CGGTAAAGTCCTTCGTAAACTGAGTCGCGGTCCCGAGACTCTCTCGGATCTGATCATCAGTGAAGGCAAGGTCGGCACCCTTTGTGATCAGTGCATCAACGGCGGCAAGATTCTCCTCGGTTGCAAGTTTGCGTTGCTTTAGCACCGCGACTAGTCGGGAGTTCGCCTTCTCATCCTCAATCGCTCCCTTTGCAAAGGCAACGGCTGCGGCGGTTGCACCTGCAGCGAGCCCGATGAGACCTGCTCCGATTCCGAGGAGGCCCGTCTTCAGTTTACTTCCAACACTTGAGGAGACTTTCCCGAGCACGCCGATTGTCTTCGTGAGTCCACGTACCGTCTTTGAGGCGGCATCCTTCGCCAAGAAAGCGAACGTAACCTGAGCACTAGTTCCCGCCACTTATGACCTCACTTCGGCTTCGGAAGTTTGATGCGCCCCTTCTTTGGGATGCCGTTCTGAATAATAGCGGCAAGAGTTCCGCTGAAAGTCTCGAGTGCAAGTTGAGCGTTTTTACTCACCGCATCAGTCACAAACGGGCGACCCGGGACGGCTGCCTTGCGAGTCACTGACTTTGCATAGACCACCGATCCGTCGGGCCCGAAGAAGCGCAACACCTTTGCACGCTTAGGGCGGATCTCATAGGGCACTCGTGAGGTTCCTGAGGTGACGATCCAACGATAATACGCACCCTTGATATCTTCACGAGTTCGCCCCGGGCGAATCCCGACATAGGCTCCGGGCTTATCCCTCATCACGGGCTGAGACCACACGGCTCGCCTGATGCGGTTCCCACTGCCACCATCCGCTCGTGACTTTCTCGTCGGAGCTGCAGCCTTGACGGGCTTGACCATCGCCTTCGCAGTCACGTTTGAGGCGTGCTGCAGTGCCTTATCAAGTCTCTTCTCATCGAATCCTGCAGCGAGTGCAAGGCTCAGGGAAGAGATCTCTGAGATCGTCTTCTGACTGATCTGCACATCAACCCGCGACCTAGCCGCCATACTTCCCGCCCTTCTGCGTATTGAGATCTGAGAGGATGGTCGTCCACTTCAGCACGTCCCCGAGATCCTGATCAAGGATAACGGACGGCATCACGCCAAACTTCTCTGCAAGTATGACTGCGAGCACTTCTGCGGGAGGCTTGACCCCCGATCTGCCGAGGGCGATGAGTTGAGCCGCCCGCCTTATGCGGAAGGGAGTGCTCCCTTTAGTGCTCCCCACTTTGTGAGCAGTTGATCGATCGCATCGTCCGGGGCGAGTGTAGGATCAGCGAGCACCTGCTCGACCCCTACTTCTTCCCTGAAGTTATGCGCCACGATGAGGGACTTGATCGCATCAACACGATCCTGCGGGGAGTCGGATTCTAGTTGCACTGCCATCCTGAACGGCACGTGCAACTTCATCTCAGCCCACCATCCCTCGAACGGGCCCGTCAGATCAATCTTCACCTTGCGGTCGGCGCGAATCTCAGTCATGACTCCTCCTTCTATCTTACGAGCCCGAGTTTACGGGATCGCGTTGATTGTATTCGTGACCGTTACGATCAACACCTTCTGAGTGACGGGATCAAGGGCGAGCGTGCCCGTGACCGACATCGTGGTGAGTCCGTCTTCTTCGCCGGCGATCGGCTGCACATCCGAGACGATCATTGAAAGGTAGATCGCGGCGGAGTACGTGCCATCAGACCACGCCAACTTCACAAACTTCTGCGAGCCGAGTGACTGATACCACGTAGAAGAAGCTGCAGCGTTTGACTGCACCGTCAGTGAAAGTTCACCACCGAAGCGACCCGACTCAGCATGAGTTGAGAAGACTTCCGTTCCCGCGAGATATGCCTGACGCTCGATGCCCGTATCAACCTGCAGCGAGAAGTCAAGAACGTAGTTCGTGCTCGTGAAGGTTGCCGCAGTTCCGAGAGCCGTTCCAACGGCTGCAGTCCATAGGCGACCACTCATGAAGCGTGAAGTCGGGATCGCGGTCGCGGCTGCAACCGTTGCCGTACTCTCAACAATATTCTGCGCAAAGAGTTCAGCGGAGAGTGAGGTGAGACCATCTCGCGCGGCGGCGATGGTGAGGGAAGTCGGAAGACAATAGTTCAGAAGGTAAGCGTTCCCGCCTCCTGCAGTTCCACCGAACGCATCCATCGATACGAAGGAGAAAGACCGGGGCGAGTTCCCTGCAGTGCCCATCGACCAATCGAAAGCCCACGAATACGGAGCTGCGGTGCCTGATGCAGTCCCACCGTTTGCCATCCCGAGCCACACTGCAAGTTCGTCCACGCTCACTGCAGGGACTGAAACTGAGAGAGTCGGCTCAACCGATACAAGCGTTGCGTTTGTTGCGACGATTGAGTTGCGGTAAGCGATGGATCGCTCCTCACCAAGATCCCACGTCTTCCCGATGCTGATCAGTCCCGTTGGCTCGACAAGAAACTTGCGACCACCTGAGGCGAAGGATGCAGCGGTGCCCGCAGTACCTTCAGCCTTGCCGACGAGGGCGGTGAAGAGAATATTCCCCGAGTTTGCAGTTGGCACTTCTGATCTCCTTATGCGCTAGGGGCGATGGCTTCAACCCCGGTGACTTCTATCGTAGCGGAAACGGTGATCCACGGAGCGTCCCCGTACTCACTCGAGCCGATTGAGGTGCTCGTCACTGAGGCTTGAGATACTCCCTCTGCGGAGTCTAGTAGCACCCCATCAATGAAGGCATCGCGCATCCACGTACGGAAGGCTGCAACGCGGGCGAGTTGGCGGGAATAGTCCACCTGAGGAAGATAGAGCACCGCTTCTACGGTGAGAGTCACCTGACGGTTCGCAGCTCCGTATCTGATTGAATCTCCCTGAGGGTAAAGAGTGATGATCGGGGAGGTTGCGATCCCGTCAGGAGGGTAGGCGAATACCGCCTTGATCGTCTCTCCCGTAGGTGCAGTTCGGGCCCGTAGGTGCGAAGCGATTGCATCAAGGATGACGGTATCTGAGAAAGACATCAGATCGCCTCGCGCGGGACCCGATAAGGGCGAAGCATCGCTTCCACATCAGGATCAAGGCGAGCAAGAAGGCGCACGATTCCTCCTTCAGGAGATCCCGCCACACCGTAGGGAGACTGCCGACGAGCAAAGATCCTGACTGACTGCAGGAGGGTTGCAGCCTTGACGGGCTCAGGGACTGCAGACCATCCTCGGGTGCCGCTGACCTTGACTCCCTCAGTGACCCCAAACGGGAGAGAGTTTGCAGCATAGGAGGTGATCTGAATCGCCGTGTACGGAGCACCGGGCATATCTCGATTGAACGTGAGGCGGAAGTCAGTCGTGCCATTGAGGGCAACGGTAGGAGTGCCCGTATTGTTTTCGTCAATCATCACGCTTGAGACTGCCGACCAATCGCCAATCGGCAAGAAGAGATAGTCGTTCGCAGTAAAGAGCACCGTGCCCCCGGTGCTATAGAAGAAGCGGCCCGTATAGTCGTCCACCTGCCGCGAGACTGCAGAGATCGCAGCTTCGATCTCAGCCGTATCAGGGGTGAGGGTTGCAGTGCCAAGACCGAGAGCGTTCTGCACATCGGCTGCAGTCGTGTATCCGTTTACGATTGCCATGATGACTCCTTCTACTTCGGGCCCGTCAGGATCTTAGCGGGTGAATCCTGCGTGGATGCGCCCGCTGATTCTATCGGCTTGAGGATCTTCAAGGATCACGGACTCCCACGCAGGGACTTTGGCGCGGGACTCCTGATCACCGCAGTCGTGCCATCCCCGAACTCTCACATGGTAAAGACCTGACTCGGAGTGATATGCGTTGAGGAGCCTGAAGAAGCCGACCTCCTTCTCCCCATCAAAGGCGGCATCGGTGAAGGCTTGAGTGATCCCCTTGATCAATGCAGGATGATCACTAAACCCGTAGACCCCGACGCAGACTTCTACCTGCGGCACTCCCCGGACGAAGAATCCTGAGAGGTCGGGGAAGTCCCATCGCCTAGCAGGAGCAGGGGCAACGCCCACAAAGTCTCGCCCACTGAGGGACTGAGGAGGGAGGAGAGTATCTGCAAAGAGCACCACGAGAGGCTCAGGATCAGGATACGCCCTGAGATAGGCGGCAAGGGCTCCCACGGGCCCGTCAAAGTCCCCGTGCCCGACCACTCGATCAGCCCACGGTGCACTGAGGGCGATCATCCCTGCATCCTGAGGTGTGGTCACGATCGCCACCTGATGCCCCTCAGCGAAGCGGCGGTGCCACTCAAGGACGGGAAGACCTCCTGCACTTTGCAGGAGCTTATTGACTCCCCCGAGTCGTGATGCCCGCCCCGCAGAGAGGATCAGGATTCTAGGAGTCATGGGCGGGACTCGTGCTGCCAATCGGCATTGAGCCGATACTTCCACGTTTTCTCAGGCACGCAGACAAAGCGTGCACCCGTATCAAGTGCCCTGATCCAAAGTCGCCAATCGTAGCCCTTCTCGTTCGCCCAACCGCCCAACTCAAGAAGGAGATCGGTTCGGATCAGTGCGTTATGACTCACGATCGACATCCTCCGCAGCAGCCCCGGATCAAAGGGTCGGTTATATAGATCGAAGTGAGCATCTCCGAGCACCTCGCAGTGCGAGTAGACCACATCGGCACCGTCTGCATGAGCGAGCAGCCTCTCAAGGTGATCAGGCTTGAGCACGTCATCATCATCAAGCACGTGAGTCCACTTCGTCTCAACTGCCGATGCAAGAATATTGCGCGGTCGCCATCCTCCCCTGAGTTGATAATCAACGGCGATCAAGTGATCTGCAGGAGTGACCGTCTGAGCCTTCACTGAGGCGACCGCCTCAGCGAGAAGGTGCTCCCTCCCGGGGATGGTACCCGTAATAAAAGTCACGTCTTTCACTTGACCCTCCGCAAGGCTGCTCGTCGCTGCTCACGATTCGGGGTGAGCGGGCCCGTCTTACTCTCCCTCATGATCTCAGCGAAGCGAGCGAGAGCGGGCTGCCAATACTCCCTGAAGACATGATCCGTCTCGTACTCCTGAGCCTTGATGATCGCCTTCTCCCGCTCCTGCCCTGACTTGATCGCGTCGCCCTTCAGTGCGAACGAATCTTCAAGGGCTGAGATAATCGCCTCAACGTTGGGGACTTTCCACCAACCGCCCTGCAGGTGATCGTACTCAACCTGCCCGGGGATGATCCACCCGCTCCCGATCAGTTCAGGTTGAGCCGTCCAATCCGTAACGATCGCTGAGACTCCGCACGATTGCGCCTCAATCACGGGGATTCCGAAGCCTTCGCCACGTGAGGTTGCAAGTAAGACATCGGCTGAACGGTAAAGAGCTGCGACCGTCTCTGCATCAATGCCCATACGGTACTCGTACTGCGGCACCACCCTCACTCGATCCATCGGAGCCTTCACCGCTTCAAGAAGTCGATCAAGCGGAACGCCGTTCGCCATGCCTGAAGCGTCTGAGTGAATATAAAGATACGCCTCAGGATGACGGTGAGCGAAGGCCGACCATGCACTCAGCATCTCGCCCCAACACTTGCGCACGGGCGTATTGCCCTTGTTCGCAGCATTGATCATGGTGAGGTGAGCGTCCTCAGGCACGAGCATCTTCGCCCGCATATCTGATCCCTCAGGAGTGAAGATCTTTCGAGAGATTGAGTGCGGTGCATATAGCACTCGATCCTCACTGAAGCCCGCCTTCAGAAACTCCCCGCGCCCATGCTGACTCATGGCGAGAGGGATCTTCAGTCCGGGTCGCTTGAAAAACTCTGCAACTCCCTGAGGTAGCGGCGAGTGATCAACGGGCGCATACGCAAGAATCGGAAACTGATCAAGAGCTGCGTTTCGTGCATACACCCATGCATCGAAAAGAATCACGGCGAATCCTTGAGCATCTCCCTTGATCCACGAGTCGATCTGCCCCGGTAAGACATCGTTAGAATATCCGTCAATCCCTGAGGGAAAGACGGGGACATCCTCCCAAGTGATCGTGCTCCCACCGAGCCCGTAGTTTGCAGCGATTGCCACTTCATGACCCTGAGCCTTGAGTCGCGGCACGATCTCTTTCGTAACGGCTCCGTACCCCGTGCCACACCACGGAGCGTTTGATGACCACAAGATCTTCGGCATTGATCCCTCCCACTCCTTCTCATAAAAAGCACGAAGCCCGCCCGGGGTATTCCCCGAGCGGGCCCGTGCCCGAAGTCTAGCGGACTAGACCCCTATCGTCTAGGAGTTAGCCGAGACGAGGATGCGACCTGCCTTCGTATCAGGCAACTGCCCGTCGAAGTTGTAGATCGATCGGATGCCGATTGAGTTCAACTCGAAGTAACGCTCCGCTGAGGTAGCGACTTCGACTGAACCCTGCTCGCGGATGAAGTAGGACGGCTCATGGATGAGCACGACCGACTTCGAAGCCGAGCCAACGGCGGCAAGGTGCACGTTCTCACGCACAACTGCTCCGAGGATCGTTTCAGGCTGACCCGCTGCGAGTGAAGGCTGCAGGAGATAATCACCCTGCGAAGTCTTCAGCTTGCGGATCTTTGCGATCGCGGTGTTCGATACGTGCCATGCCGTCTCAGGTCGGCGGTACTCTGCAGCGAGTGCATAGTACGCCGTGATGAGATCATCGGCATCAAAGAACGCTGAACCTGCTGCGGTCGAAAGAGCACCTGCAGTGTTGAGGGCGGTTACGAAGCCGTTCGGCTGAACGGTACCCGTACCAAGTGCACACGCACTTCCTGCAACATAGGCGATCTGACGACCCGCAAGAGCACCAACGTTTGCGGCGATATCAAACCCTGCCGAGTCAAGCAACTGACGGCTTACAAGAGTGAGGCTCGCAAGCGCGTTTGCGCCAAGAGTCACGCTCGTGTAAACGGGATCAGCCGTGGTGATCGTTCCGCCCTGCGAAACGAAGGCGGCTGCAGGAGCAGTGCCCGCAGCAACCGGGACGGTGATATTGCGAGCGTCTGCAGTGCGAACCTTTGTCGCACCTGCATAGATTGGATTCCCTGCGACCAACTGCTCGACGATGAAGTCTGCAAAGGTGACGGGCGTTGTCGCCGTCGCCGTTGCAAGTGCTCGCATCTCGAAGTTAGCCGAACGAGTTTCACCCTTGAGCACTGCGCGGAGAAGATCCGCATCAGTGTCGGACTTCTTAGGAGCAGCGATCTCAAGATCCCCGGTCAGAGCGGCAAGACGAGCGTTGCGCTCCTCACCCTTCTGCAGATCCTCGATCTTTGCAAGCTTAGAAGCCATCGCCTCAGAAGCCTTCGCGTACGAGACTTCCTCTTCGGCACTCATCTCACGCTTCTCATCAGCGGCGCGCTCAACAAGAGTCTTCGCAGCCTCAAAGTCGCGGCGATATGAGTCGTGCAACTTATTGATAAGTTCAGACATCGTGTATCTCCTTACTTTGTTTATTGATTGATTGATCACCATCTCGGCGGTACGACCCGGCGGTGCTTTCGCCCTAAGCGGATACGCCCTCAGCGTTCAGGTGCGTTTACCTTAGCGCGAGCCGAGCGAGTGCGATCTGCTTTTCCCGCACTGATCGTGGTACGCCTGACTCGCAGCCGCACTCAGTCTTACGTGCAGACTCTTCCTCAATCTCTTCGGGCCCGTCCGTCACTTCAGTCGGGACTTCCTCAGGCATCGGCTGAGTCGGTTCGGTCGGCTCCTCAGGATGATCCTCACCTGACTCCTCCTCAATCTCAACGGTCGTTGAGATTGTGACCGTCTTCGACATTGCACGAAGGAGGAGAGAAGCCTTCGCCTCATCAATCTCACCTGCGAGCAGGGCTGAGACTGCATCCCTGAGATCCTCAGCCTCAACGCCCGTCTCGTCGGCAAGCGACCGCACGGCGACAAGGGAAAGAGTCCCGGGGTAGTAGGGCTGATGACCCGTGAGGGCTGAGACCTCAACGAGTTTCACATCCCTGAGCTCACGCACTCCTTCTGAGTTCACACGGTTCGCCTTTGTGGAATAAAAACCGAACGACATCCCGAGCGATCGCCCCATCGTGCGAACAATCTCAGCGAGATCGCGGTGATAACTCACCTCAGGGTTCAGGCGAATACGGGCCCGTAGTCCCTCAGCCGTATCTTCTAGTTCAAGGGTGCCCGTCTTCGTGGTGCCGAGAAGCTTCTCAGGATTGTGATCAGCATATGCACGCACGTCCCACTCACCACGGGATGCAGCCGCAAGTGATCGGGAGAAGGCTCCGGGCTTGATCACTTCAGGGACGGTGCCCTCACCTGATGGCGAGTCGTAAAGTGCAGCCATACCCTCAAAGGTATAGCCGTCTTCACCGACTGCACGCAACTCCGCTGATGCCTTGCGAAACTCAATGCCCATGATCTCCCCTTCACTTCTCTCCGAATCATCGGAGGCTTCTGCGATGATAGCGGCTGCCCACGTCATGCCCGCGTCGCCTCCCCACAACGCCCATGCGATTCGCCCTGCGGACGGGTACCCGTCCTCACCCTGACTGAATCCCTGCCCCTTCTTATCGACTTCGTGTCGTGCGAAGTAGGAGTGCATCCGCCTCACCGTGTCGATCGGAAGTCTCTTCCCTGAGGAGATATCACGGGCCCGTGCAACTCCTACGAGCGTGCCCCCACGCCCAAACTCTCTGCGCCACTCAAGCCCACGATCGGCTTCTTCTCGCATCGCCTGAGTAGGCTCATATCCGTCAGGATTGATTGCACGATCTTCCTCCTGCTCGGCTGCCTGAAGTGCAGCGAGATGACCTGCAGCCTCATCAAACTCTTCTGCAGGATGGCATCCACCGGGGACGATCTCCTTCGTGCCGTCAGGTGAGACCTTCACGACTGCATAATCGCAGCCGTCAAAGTCTTTCTCAAGATCGTAGGGCATCAGGGATTCGGAGCAGTCACTAGCACGTCTACGGCTGCGCCACCGTTCGTGTCCCATCCGTAGATCTTGTCGCCGTTATAGCAGGTAAAGGAGACTGCGTTGCCATTGCCGATCTGATACCCCGTGTCTGCAGTGACCGCAGAGCCGCCAACGTGGATCTGACCTCCTGAGTGATTCGTGATATAGACGGTCGCTACGTTTGCACGGCACTCGTAGATGAGCGTCGCAGTTGCGGTTCCGAGTGCAGTGCCAAAGGTGAGCAGCATCAGAGACCTGCGATCCGCTTCGCTTCTGCAGGATCAACACCTGAGGAGATCAGGAGTGAATACACCTCGGCCCGTTGTCGAGTTGAGGCGAGTGCAGCATCGGCTTCGTTGAGAGGTTGTCGCAGTGAGTTCACGTTTGCATCGTCCATAGGTGAGAGATCTTCTAGGCGACGAACTTCAGCGACGGTGAGATATCCCGCAGAGAGTCCCGTTCGATATGCCTCGGCTCGTGCCTGAGTTGATCCCCTGAGAAGTGAGTCCATCGTGAACCGCACGAAGGCTTCAGGGAGCGGGAGGAGTGTTGAGAGTGCACGCTCAATCTTCTCAGTCAAAGGACGGAGGGTGAATCGCACAAAGTCATCAGACAACTGCTCAACGGAAGCGTACGACATCGCCCCCGGTGTCGTGACTGCTAGAAGTGCAGGAGGTACTCGGAAGATACGTGCGATCTCATTGACGGTGAACTCACGAGAGGATAGGAGCTGCGCATCCTCAGGGCGGAAAGAGAGAGGCTTGAACGTCGCACCTCCTGATAGCACCCCGGGCGTGTGGACGTTATCTCCCGTGTGATGGCGCAGCCACCCCTCCTTGAGGGACTTCGCCTGATCAGGAGTCAAGGGATCAGGAGTCTCAATGATTCCCGTTGGGGTTGAGCCCGTTGCGAAAAACTTCCCTGCATAATCCTCAAGGGTAAGCCCGAGCCCGATTGTATTGCGCAACGCCTCAATCGGATTGATTCCGTAATCTCGTCCGGGCATCCTGATGAGAGGGATATGCAGGATCTCATCGGGCCCGTATTCCGTGCCCTCAGTTTGCGCCATTGATCTGACGATATAGCGCACCGTCCTACCGTCGCGGCGAATCGTGACATGGCGTGGATCAAGCGCGCGAACTTCAAGGACTTCACCATCGGCATCTCGAGGCGTGTAAAGATATCCGTTCCCGTTGAGATACATCGCAGCAACAAGTTGAGCGAGCACCTGATTGATGCCGACCGTAGGCTCGCCGGGCTGAGGCGTGGTCATCCATGAGGGCTTCGCACCATCAGGGCGATAAGGAAGACGCACGCCGTTGTCGCGGTAGTACGCATCAATCGGGAAGGTTGAGGTGAGATCCGCAAGAAGAGTCACGCAAGCCCAAGCCGTCGAGAGCCCCATCGTCGTATTCTCATCAACACGACTGATCGTGTAGTTCGGGACCCGATCAAAGGAGGTCGGGATCAACCCGAGCCCCGTCAGGTTGCGCTTCTCCTCAGTTCCAAGAACGCGGCGGATGATGCTCACTTCTTACCTCTCGAATATCCGATGGCGATGAGAGAGATCCCGAGCAGCCCAACGATCGTTGCAGGATGCACGAGATATGCGGCGAAGAGTAGCATGATGACCCCTGCTACTTCGAGGATTGTTGAGATCATAGGCTCACAAACTCCACGCTACGTGGCGGCTTCTCCGCCTCGCTCGCATAATAGCGTGCCCGATCAAGTGCCATCACGGCGCACACCGCTAAGTCGATCTTTCTCGGTGAGCCCCGGTGCTCCTTCACGAGTCGGGGCCCGAAGCGATCCACCTTGACGGCGGCGTTTGAGAGGTGCCGAGTAAGGGATGCAGTGAGGATGGGCTCACCTCCCCACTTGATCTCATCCTGAGTCACGGCTTCGTAGAATCTCTGAGAAGCTGCGACCATGCGGGAGGGCGATTGCGGATAGTGCACCACGGGGAGACCCTCCTTCTCAAAGAGTTCAAGTGATCGTGCCCACCTGAACGGGTCGGCGGCTAGTTCAAGGATCTCGTATCGCTTGGCGATCTCAAGGACGGCGGCTTCTACCTCACCGATATCAACCTTCCACTGATGATCACCGATCGGCTTCTCAAAGTTGAGGACGGGCTCGAGGTGCCCGTCAAGAGTGCACGCAACGACTGAGGTGCAGTCGCCATCATAAGAGCCGTCAAAGGCGAGCACGACCTTCTCGCCTTTCTCAATCCTGCGAGGAGCTTCAAGCCTCTCCCATGATCCGGGCGGAAGCCATGAGGTAGCAGTGCTAGTCCATCGGTTGAGACGCTTTGTCTCGTACTCTTCACGCACGATTGAGCGACGAGCCGCTGCAAAGTCTTCAGGATCAAGGAAGTCGGCGTATGCAGGATTCGCAACACGGGCCGCCTCATCAGAATCCCACGAGAGATCTTCAGGAGCAGTAAAGTATCTGAAGTAGAAGGAGTCATCAGAGATCTCTCCTGCGTTCAGTCGCATCCCGTACTGAAAGAGTTTATAGGCGAGAGAGTCCTGACCGCGTGCATCAGTCTTCGATCCGCAGGTTGAGATTCCGAGCACGAGCGGATTCTTACGTGCACCCGACCCGAGATTGACCGTAGACCATAGGCGATCATCAGGCTGCACGTGCACCTCATCAAAGATCACCGTGGAGAAGTTGTATCCCTCAGCACGAGATGCATCAGCCGAGAGCACCCGCAACACTGAGCCCGTCTCGGGATACTCAATCACATCCCTGAGAACGTGCAACTTGCGAGAGAGAATCGGATCAAGTTCGATCATGCGGGCGCACTCTCGGAATATAATCCGAGCCTGAGCACGATCTCCTGCAACGACGGCAACCTCAGCACCGATCTCAGTGAAGAGAGAATAGAGTGCGATCCCTGAGGCGAGCAAACTCTTCCCGTTCTTTCGCGGCATGAGTAGAAGTCCGCGTCGGTGTTTACGCTTGCCATCCTCCCGGATCATAAAGATCTGATCAAGGATCTCACGCTGCCACGGGCGGAGCTTGATCAGTTCACCTGCACCATCGCCCTTCGACAATCTGCAGAAAGACTCAATAAACTCTGCAACGATTCCACCCTCGGTGAGCGGGCCCGTCTTAGGCGCGGCGGGCTGCTCGGATGAGTTGGTCGAGTTTCGCCGTTGCCGAGTTCGCCGTGGCATCAATCTCTCCCTTCAGCCCAACGCGGGCGGCGGGCGTAAGCCCTAACTCCCGGGCGTACTTCTTCACCGAGTCTGCGTTATCTCGCACGATCTGATGCAGCGGACTCTTCACGTATTCGCCTCCCCGCCCCTTGAGGAGCGGGCCCGTCTTAGCGAGCATAGACTCCGCCTCAACATAGCGCACGTAGGCTTCACAATAGAGCCGAAGAATATCCCGATCGGCTGAGGTGAGCACCCCCGTCTGACCGAGTGAATCGATGATGCGATCCCATACGATGCGAGCCTCAGGGCGCAAGTCCTCAGGAGCAGTCAGCGGGCCGCCGCCCGGGATCGGCTCCGCATAGTTGATCACTGAAGGGCGAGTCTCTCCTGCGAGAAGCCTCAGTCTCGTCGGTTTCGGTTGCGGTCCCCTAGTCCCCATTGATCAGGCTCCCGTCAAGTTTCATGAGCTTGAGTCCGTAGTCGTTCACCTTATCAGGCACGATCACGTCTTTCTTTCTCCTGAGTTTATTCTTCCGAAACGGCGCATAGTCCACGTAATGATGCCAACGGCTAAACTTCCACGTGAGCGTCGCCACATCAGGATGCATCCGCACGAGCATCTTCGACTTCGGGAGCGTGCCCTCCTTGAGATAAAACTCATCCGTATTCCCGCCGCGCACGGTTTGCGTTCCGACTTTCTTCTGCAGAAACGCATTGAACTGCACGGTGCACCATCCGTCCTTGAGCATCCTGAGCGAGAGATCCGTATCCTCGTTGTATCTCCCACGCCACCGATAGGGCACATCATTGCGGATCAGGTTGCAGGAATATATTCGCGTATTGAGCACGAAGGGAGGATGCACCTGACGACGCGCCACGAACATCTCGTATTGCGGGCCCGCCATTGCGACGTTCTCGTACCTCTCTGCAAAGTCTTCCATCGCCGCAAACGCAGCTCCGTCTAGGACGGGCACGGTTAGGTTTCGGTTGAACCGATAGAAGTGTCGGATATTGTCGTCCATCACCCAATGCCACGAAGCACCCTGAGCGATTGAGTGATCCCATGCAAAGTTGCGTGCAGCCCCCGGACCGACACTCTTCGTGAGCCCTAACTCGTCGCAGGTTTCGTACTCCTCCTGATACTTCTTATCGAGGATCAGGAGCGTTGCGAAGGGCTCAAGGGTTGAGCGGTACTGCTCGTATTCCTGCTCCTCAATCACGATGAAGTGATTGACCTTCATGCGAGAAAGGCATATCGAAGTCAGGCGAGAATCCCATCTCCCCTTTGAGACGATATAGATCGGATGCTTATTCTGCATCGCTTTCGTACTTCATCGACATATGAGAGATACGCTCCTGCTTCGGGTACCATATCGCCTTCGCCTTCGGGCTGAGATCCTGCTCAATCAGTTTTGCAAACGCATCAAAGTCCTCAGGCTTGTCGAAGTGCACGATCAATGAGCGATAGCCCTGCAGGTTGTCGTTGGCGAACTCAGGCATCCCGCCCCACTCATCAAACTTCTCCTCGGTGCTCATGCCGTCTGCGCTCACGGAGAGTTGCGTGAGCAGTGACTCAATCTCTGCACTTGAGGTGCTGACCTCCTGCAGGAGTTCCGTGAGCTTCTCCTTATCGGTGACGGCAAGCCCTGAGATCGGATCAAACGTGGCGAGCACGAGAGACTCCTCAGCGGGAGTGAGTTCGACATAGACGACCGGGATCGTTGCCTGATTCTCACGCAGTGCAAGGCTCACCCTGAGGTGACCGTCGATGAGGTGACCCGTGATCTGATTGACCACGACTGACTGAACGTAGCCGACTTCCTTGAGCACTCCTGCAAGTGCATCCTGCTGCGCCTTAGGGTGTATGCGGAAGTTCGCAGGGTTGGCGAGCAGTTGATCCGGGGCTTCTTCACCATGCCCCACGATGCGTGATCGGAAGTCAATCTCAGCCATGATCCCTCCTAAGTCTTACGGGCCCGTTCAGCCCGGGCTCCTCGATCCGTCGATCCTAGCAGTTGAGCCCTCAAACCGAAACCGAGTTCGCAACACAAACCGAATAACCTCCCCGCTCGTGCAGAGGCTAGGGGGTTGGATATAGCAGGTATGCACCCCTCAGAATCTCACCCCCTACCCCCTCGCTTGAGCCTCCTAGAAGCCCTCGTGAGACCTTCTCTTCGATGGCACGGGTCGCAGAGTACCCGTAGATTCGCAGGGTGATCAGTGCCCCCGAGAGACCTCGGCACGAGATGATCAACCACGAGAGGAGCCCTTGAGCCCTGAGTCCCGCAGAGTGAACACCACGGCTGACGGGCTCGCATCTCCCTTGAGAGTGCCGTCCACTCAGCCCCATAGCCCGGGCGGGCCCGTTGAGGGAGGGCGTGCTCAGTGCAGCGGGACTTGGGAGAAGGTCGCCCGCAGATCAGGCACGGGATCGCTACCATAGCCGCATGATTGAGATCATCATCCCTCCTGAGAAGCCTGAGTCGGAAGTGCGCCGATGGTACCCGATCCTACGCTTTCTCAAGCGTGTCGCAGCTGCAGAGAAGATTGAGGTGCGCACGGTTGCCCTACACGCTCACGCACCGGGCACCGTCTCCTGCTATGACGGCGAGACCGACTTTGATGAGAAGAGAATCGATCTCTGCAGCGGTCAGGATAAGGAGACCGTCCTGCATGAGTTGGCGCACCTTGAGTCCGACGACTACCACGGCAAGCGATGGAGCATGAGCCTCATGCACCTGCATCAGAAGTATCTCCCAAAGGCACGATGCGAACACGCCGATCGAGTGCTCGCCATTGAATATCGTGCAGCCCGTCCACTCTTCAGGGAGAGGTACGGAGTCTCAGCCCCACGAGAGCGCAGGGGTATGCGTTCAGTCTTCAGACCTCAGCGCAAGGATTGATGGAGCAGTCGGGGAGTTGCACCCCGAGTTCGTTGTGAGTGCTCATTGACTCTCAACCGTCTACGCTGCCCCGGGAGAATCTTACTCAAGCCCACCGATGATGATCGGCTTATCACTCAACCTGAGAGGAGAGATCGGTCGCAGCGGGCATGATGCATCAGGGCACTCAAGATCCTGATCGCTATCGGAAGTCTCAGCTCCGACGCACTCCCTGCAGAAGCGACGCACTGCCCTGCGATACGTCACGGCTTCATAGTTGATCTTCCTCTCAGGAGAAGACTCCTCAACGGGCCCGCTCCTAAAGGGCTGACCCTTCGCCTCCTCGACTAACCGCTTGAGCACCTCAAGATCGGAGGGACGGATGCGGATACGTCCTGCATATCTCTCACGCAGCCATGAGGACGGAAGCCCTAGAGCCTCCTGAGCCCGTGTGACCCCTGCAAGGGATCGTGACCCGTCTCGTGCCTTGAGCACCATCGCCTGAAAGATCTTCCCTTCAGGCGTTGCAAGATTCTGAGAGATAGTCCCGCGGCGTGTATAGGATCTCTTCTTCACTTCTTCTCCTGCAGTGAGCCGAACGTCTCTGATCCCTGCCGCTTTCTGAAGTGAGGGATGCGGTTCGCCACGATTCCGATCTTCAAGTGAGGAGCCTCAATCGCAAGGCGATCATCCGCCTCCTGATCGAAGTATCCCGCAGCATCAAGAGCCTCCTTCGTTGGGAAGACTTCTGCGTGCCGATCCTGCGACTTGTCGATGAGGTGATCCTCCTTCCCTCCGAGAGAGTAAAGCCATCGGAAGTTAGAAGGTGCAGAAGGCACTGCGAGTCGCTTGAATCGGCTGACTTCCTTCGTGTAGGCGTAGAAGATCACGTGCGGAATATCCTGAGCGATCTCAATCCATGACTGCAGATACTCGTCAGAGAAGAAGTCCCCTGCATCGTGAATCCGCACATAGCCCCCGGGCTTGACTCGTCGCATGATCTCAGCGGTCATGGCGGCTCGCCATCCCTGCAGATCATCAAGGACGAACTTCAGGTTGCGAGCGTGTGCAGCCTTCACCTTTGGGAAGAGATAGGTGCCGTTTCGTGCATAACAAAGTGAGGCGCAAGCTCCCGCCTGAGGGCACGTGAGGACGGTGCGCCCGTCATCAAGGCGGGCTCCTAGTGCAGGTAGGGTGAAGTTATAGACCCCGACCTCTCGCAGTTCACGATTCTGAGTGAGCAGTCCCATGCGACCTCCTTGCGGGAGATCGTACCTGATTCTTACTCTTCAGGGAACGGGAGGGTGATGATGACCTTCTGAATCCCCCGGTGCAGATTGACCCCTAGAGCCTTGAACGCTGCAGGGGCGAGATCGATGATCTTCTCGCCTTTCTTCCCCTTTGAGCAGGAGCACCAATCAACCACGATCACCTGAATCGTGATCCCCGTCTTCGGGTTCGTGATCATCACGGGATAGTGCTCGTGATAGGGGTTGTCGTCGCCTAGAGCCTCCCGCAGCTTCGGGCCCGCTGCCCCGTAGAAGACAACGGGATCGCCCCACTTCGTCTTTCGGGTGTACCACGCATGATTCTTTGTCGCGTCGTACCACGATGCGACCCCGACCACCTGAACGGGCTCAGGGATGACCTCAAAGAGTGTTGAGGCTTGAGGCTTCGTCTCGCACCGGGCTGAGGGTGCAGTCACCGTCCCCGCTCCTCCGTGCATCCCTACGATCAGGATGAGCACGATGGGAGCGGAGAGATACTTCACCTGATCTCTCTCGGTCGCCTATCAACTGCGATCTGCAGATCATCAAGAGATCGGATCAGTTCAATGCTCACCTTGATCCCCTCATCAAACCCCTTGAGGTATTGAGCCGAAACCTCAGGCATCGAATCTGCCATGAGTCGTGCCTGAGTGAGTGCGAGCACTAACTCTTCACGATCAGTGAGACGGTTAGTCTTCAGGCGTGACTTCGGCATCAATCCCTCCCCCGTACCATGCGATGAAGTCGTCGAAGTCAAGAACGATCAGGGCTCGCCTTCTAGTACCTGCCCCGGGCTTGTCGCCTACTACCACTGCTCGGAGCTGATCGCCTCGTGCAGTGATTGCCCTGAGTGCAGCATCAAGGCGTGAGGGAAAGTATCCGTTGCCGCACTTAGCCTGAATCGCAAGCCACGGAGACTCAACGTCAGTCTTTCCCCCGTACTGCCCCACTCGCTTCGCATCGGGCCCGAGTTTATGCACGATCTCTCTCTCAAAGGAGTTCCCTGAGTTGCGAGCACGCTTCCCCCGGACTGCCTTCTCTCGGTTCAGATCATCAATGGCGAGATCCTTCACCCGTCCCACTATGCACCGCTGCACTTTCGGTGCCGCCACTGCATGACTGATCGACGGGGCTTCTCAAGATTGATCCATCGGATACGCACGGCATCCTTGATTGAGGGGATGGCGAGTCCACACCCTGAGCACGAAGCGGCGTGCCACTTCGTATCAAGGCGCGGACCGCCGTTAGACTTTTTAGCCTTGACCCCTGCCATGAGTTAGATCCTACCCGATCACTCGATACTCGTGAGCTTCAACATATCCTGAGTGCACGGTCATCCCGTCCTCAACGGGCTCAAAGAAGCCCACTCTCACGAGCACGTCAGCGAGTTCCGCATTCTCAGACCACGTCTTCAGGAAGAAGTGCCCCTCACGAAGCGGGCCCGCCTCCGGGAAGTTTGCTGAGAGGGTTGCGAAGGGCTCACCCGTCTCAGCCTTCTGCGCAAGGACGGCGAGCCCACCGTCTGCATACTGCCTTCCGATGATCAGGAGTCTCACGTCCTCATCATCAAAGGTTGCACGAAACGCCACCGTGCCGATTGTGAATACTTCCTCAGTCATGATCTCGCCTCCCTCACACTGATCCCACGAGCGATGCCCGGGGTTTTATTGATTCTCCCATCCTCGATCAACTCAAGGAGAGTCTTCTGCACGGTGGAGTGCCCCACCCCTAGACTCTCGGCAAGTTCGCGGACGGTCGGTGCATACCCCTTCGCCTTCACGAAGGAGCGGATCTCTTTGAGAAGCTCCGCCTTCATACCTTCTCCCCTTTCACCTGATCCTCAAGGATCATCCCTGACTCCCACAATCCCTCTCGGAGTGCTAGGAGAATCGCCGCATAGTTCATCAGATCGATCAGGGAGTCCCGTAGCACCTGATCCCCCGGATCAGCATCAAGGATCACCTTCCCTCCCACGACCTGACCGTTCAGACGATTCGCAGCACGACTCACCTTATTGCGCAACTGCTCAAAGACTCCCCACTCTCCCGCTTGCAGGATATTCTCGGGCCCGTAGGCGGCTTGCCGCTGCACAAGGATCTCAAACGCCTCAACGTAGAAGGGTCGGAGCCTCTCCTCAAAAGTCATCGCTCGGTTCACTTTCAATCCTCTCTCTCTTCTATATCTCTCATCTCATATCTCTCATCTCTCATCTCAGGTGTCCCTTAGGTGTCCCGAGGACAAAAAAAGAGACACGATAAAACGTCTCAGGGACGATTGATCATGCCGAAACCCTCCCTCACGAGATCCTCAATGGGCTGCAGATCCGCGATCTCAAGGTTCAGCATATCCCTGAAGGATTGTCTTCCGCCGCCCATCTCTGAGCCCTTCGGGACGAGATAAGCCTTGCGGAGATACTCCTCCCGGTGCTCCCATCCCACGATCCACGCTTGCTCGTATCGATAATACGGGCCCGCCGCCTTGGGGTACAAGCTCACGAAGACGTAGCGATCAGGCTCCTGATAGGAGAGATTCGCCACGGCGATTGAGGCTTCATAGGAGGCTCGCGGTCGCACTGACCGGGGCTTCGTCTTCACCTCAAGTGACCCGAGCACCCGATGCTCAAAGTCATGATCGACAATCCCAACGTGCCTGAGATCCTTGTCGCCGTATCGCTGCATCATCCTCTCAAACGCAGCCTCACCAAACGCTCCTGCGACCTCGGCTTCCTTCCCGAGATATGCAGTATCTGCACCTCCCCCGGGGTAGAGCAGTTCGCGGGCTCGCTGCCTGATCTCTGAGTCAATGCTCACGAGATAGCCGATACCTGCCGTATCACTCACTTCTGCACTCCTCTCACAATCTCAGCGATTGAGGTCGGCTTCCCGGGCTCCCTGATTGCGAGATACTTCGGGCCCGCCTCAGCCTTCTTCACCTTCTCCCGATAGCGTGCAGCCCTCTCAGGCTTCGTAGGATCGATCTGATACTTGCGCCATGCTGCGACATGGATCACACCCTCAGGATCTTCTACGAGAAGCCCCTTCTCAATCAGCTCAGGGATATGCTTCGCCACGCTTGAGGAAACTACCGCCCTGAGGTGATCAAGATTCTCAAAGAGCCCCGGGCGATCAGCCTCCTTTGCAGAGAGGATCACCACCACAAACGCCCATCGTGCCCCGTCCTCAGAGAGGGTTGAGACCTTTGCATCGCGGGGCATCCCCACGTCAAACTTCGCCCACGGTCGTCCCTTCACTTCTTCTCCTCCTTATCTTTCTTCGCCCATCCCCCGCCCTTATAGGTGACGGATGCTGCAGTCACCTGCAGTTGCATATACGGCCCGCACTTCTCGCACCGGGGATTGATCGGGGAGAAGCCGACCTGCAGCCTCTCCTCAATCGCTTCGCAGGTGTTGCACTTGAAGACATAGACGGGGCTCATCGTCCCTGCTCCTTGATGATCAGTGCACGGAGCTCCTGATGACGCTCAGGATCAACGTGCTCAAAGATCTTCGCCATGCGCCCAAGATGCTCGATATAGCAGTCTCCGCATAGACGCTGCCCCCTGCCCTTATCAATCCTCAACTGCTCGGAGCCGCACCACTCGCACTCTTTCTTCTTACTCATTGAGCCCCCTCAGAGTGACTGCCAATCTGAGCAGTTCCTCCTCAAGTGCATCAATGGCACGAGTGAGGTGAGTGCCTTCACCGCTTACCACGGGCCCGTGATAAGTCGTCTCATCAATGAGGCTCACCTGATAGGCGGTCACCTCATCGCCCCGGTCGATCACTGCCTGAGGGGAGACTCCGAATAGTTCCACGTAGGCTTGCTTCGCCTTGATCAGGCGGTCATAGACCTCCTGAGAATATCCGCTGCGTGCCGTCATCGCTTCTTCTCCTGAGCGGCTTCCCACACCCGCGAAGGCTTCTCGATGCACCATCCCTTAGGAGTGCTCGGATCTTTGGCACCGCAGGAGTAGAAGGCGTACGGTCCTTTCGCACTGACCCCTTCTCTCAGAGTCCACGGGCGAGAGTGCTTCGGGCAAGCCTCAGGACTCTTCCCCTTCTCCTCCTCAACAAAGACCATCGCAAACTTGAGTGCATCCTCAGGTGAGATCGTCTTGACCTCCTGAGTCGGAGCCTCGGTGACGGGCCCGTCCTGCACTTCAGGAGCTGCGCCTCTCTTTGAGAGCACCTCATCAGCGGATGCAACCTTCTTTGACGGAAGCCCCGCTGCTACTAGTGCTCGCCCAATCGCTGAAGTTTCAGCGTTCTCAAGTTCAGCCCCTCGGGTGTAAGGAGTCGCACCGGGGATTGAAAGTCCCGAGTGCCCTACCCCTGAGGGAGTCACCTGATCCTGAGATCGATACGCCTCAGCCCTCACGATGACCCGCTTCTCTGAGTGCTCAATCACTTGCGTCGTGATCCTGCCCTCAGGATACTTTTCGTACCATTGAGAGAGCCTCTCCGCTACCTCAACGTACCCTGAAAGATCGAAGCCTCCTGCCATGATCAGTCCTCCTCCTTCTCGTCGGCTGCTACGAGCAGTCCGACACTGCATCCCCCGAAACTAGCCTCGGGGATAGGCTTGCGCCACTCACACGAAGTGCAGAAGGAGGTTGAGAATCCCACCTCTTCCTGAGTGCTCCTCGTGAGAATAGCCTTCGTCGTCTTCACGTATTCCTCGGCAAGGAGCAGTGCATCGCCACTTGACGGGCCCGTGATGAGTTGATACTTCGGCTTCGCAGTCCGCGCATAGGTGAGGTATCCCACCTCAGGCAACTCTCCGCCTGAGTGCAGAGTCCAAAGATACGCATAGTAGGAGAGTTCGGCTGAACGCAGATCCTTCTCTGACTTCGCTCGGGCTGCCGCCTTGAGATCAACAATCAACGTCCTGCCGTTCTCTCGGTGCTCCCCCGGAAAGATAAAGTCGGGAGTGCCGATCAACTCACCGACCCTCAGAGACTCACCGTCCATCCCCTGCAGGTAGCAGTGGCGGAAGTCTAGGATCGGAGCTTCTTCGGTTCCTTCCCTCAACACATCAACCCTGAAGAGACTGATCGCATTGTCGAGTTGAGCCCTGAAGAGTCCCCAATCAATCCCATCCTGCGAATCCTTCTTCAGTGCATAGTCGTACCCGCTTGCGACGGCATCATCCTGAGTCCACTCCTGACCCTCACGAATCCTGATTGCGATATGCAGGATCGCCTCATCAAGTGCAGCTCCGAACGCAACCTTCTCAGGCACTCGCCACGGGACCCGTGCCCCGTCCGGGAGACGCACCCTCTCGCTGAAGTACCCCTTTCGGTTGCAGAGTGCAGCCGAAGTGATCAGCGACTTACTGATTCCCTTTCTCTTTGGATCGATCTCCTTTGAGATCATCATGCGAGCACCTCCTTGAGCAGGATGACTCCTGCAACTACGAGCACCATCAGGACGATGGTGACCTTCCCCCTACTTCGGGCCCGTTCCATACGAGCAAACCTTTCGTACCTCAGTGCCGCGACCGTCTCGCGGGTGACCTGAGGAAAGTACGTGAGCACCTGAGGCTCACTCTTACGATTGAGCCTCACTTGACTCCTCCTTCACTCACCCTCACAAAAAACTCCGACCCCGGGCGATGCTGCGGTCGGAAGTACGAGTGACACGCTGCAGGGAGGTGATCTCCCTGATCGAGCCCAAGATCTTTGCGGAGGCTGCGATACGCCTCACCCCACTTCTCAGGAGTGATCGGCTCAGGAAGCCTCACGACAACGTGAAAGCGGGGATCGGAGGATGAGTGAGAGTAGGTTGAATACGCAACCCAATCTCGCCCCTTGAGCCTCCCTTCGATATCAGGAAGAGCCGTCCCCCCGTCATAGTCCACGACTAGGGCATTGACTGCGACCACATCAGCGTTCCGTCGCTTGCCCCCCGGGATCAAGGAGACGGGCGACCACAACGGGCCCGCTTCCTTATCCTTCTTCACCTCAAGGTGCTCCTGCAGCTCCTGCACGAGTGAGCCCCATGAGGTGACCTCCTGCACGGGTCGGGTGTCGTAGAGGCTGCGATACATGACTGCGACGCTGCTCATCGTGCCTCCCTCCGATCCTGAAACTCCTTCGCGGCATCAACCATTGCGATCACGATCTGCTCATGCAGCCATCGGTTCGCCCTGAGGCTTCGTGCCACGGCTCGCTCGGTTGCCTTATCAGCGAAGATCTCATTGATCTTCAGCGCAAGATCCACCTCAGCCTTCGGGTAGATCACGTAGGATGCCCCCGCTGCATCGAGGAGATCCATCGCCTCCCGGATCTTCTTCTCGCCCTTTGCCATGATCAATCCCTCCTATCTCGCAACTAGATCAGCCCCTGCCGTGAAGACCACGACAAGGAGAATCCACATGATCGGGAGCACGATCAGTGCCCCGAGTGCAGCCTGAAGAAACTCCTTCAGGCTCATATCAATCAACTCCCTCACTTTGTGCACTCCTCTCTGAGATCCTTCCGACCCTTCACGGGCACGTAGCACTTGATGCAGATTGCGATGAGCCCTCCTGACTCATTGCGCACGACCTGCAGATACCCGTGACGGTCGCTGACCGGGCACGGCTTCACGAACTCGAACTCCTGAGCCTTCTCAGCCTTCATGACTTCTCCTCCTGATAACCATCAAACCATGCGCCGAACTTCTCAGTTCGTCGCTTGCCGATTGCGGAGCTGCAGGTGCTGCTACTCGTCTCGGGTAGTCGGCACCATGCCTGAGCCTCTTCGAGGGTATGACCCCGGGAGATCACACGGGCCCGCTTGCCGCTTGCATACATCCTCACGATCTCGTAAGTCTTCACTTCTCCCTCCTCATGAATCTTCCCCACGTTGCAGCATCCGCAGCCGCAAGCCTCTCCGTACGGCTCACATCCGCAACCTTCAGCGAGCAGCCTTACGCAACCATGACGGTCGGCTCGGGCATCGTCGCACTCTGAGCAGTAAGTCTTCAGAGTGCCCGATGCGTTGTTGTCGGCGTGATACCACTCATCAGTGAGCACCCCACACTGAGAGCACTCCTGAGAATCTCCGACGGGAATCTCAAAGTAGTCGCTCATCAGTTCACCTCCTTGCAGTGAGCATTGAGTGCCACGACTACCTGCTCGCGGGAGTCAAACTCGAAGGAGACTCCGCAGGAGCACTTTGCGTAGTAGGTCGGGCCCGTTTCGTGGGATCGCAGTGCGATTCCCGGGCAACGGTGCGCAACGGGCATCGCAACCTCCTCACTGAGAATCTCAGCCTTCGCGGTCGCCATCTCGGAGACGGTGCACTCGGCTGCAACAAGCTCAAGAGTCTGCAACTGCGATCGGGTGAGATCATGCACAACAAGAAGCGGAGTCACCCCGATGATGCCCCCAAGAAGTTTCCCGTTATCAACCTTCCTCACCTTCAGGAGCGTGCCTTTATCAATGATCCCTGAGTGAGTGAGCAGTCTCTTCGTTGCCTTGAAAGTTCCAAGTGCTCGCATCAAAGCACCTCCCCGTCGGCTCGGAGTTCGATGCGATAAGCATCCTCAGCCTCAGACTCATCAAACTGAACGAGGACGGTTGCCCATGCACCCCCGTCCTTCTGATCTGCAACCACGAAACCCTGCTCCTCAGAGTTAGTTGCACAACCGTCTGCATCAAACTTGATGCGGAATACCTTCTGACCCTTCTTCAGTGCCTTCACTTTGATCCTCCTTGTTTGTTCACCGAGGACATCTCGGATCTGCAGTGCAGTATAGGGGTACAAGAGTACCCGTGCAAGGGTGTTGCAGAAAGGGATTCTGAAGCGGAAAGGGAGGGTAAAGCCCCTCCCCCGGGAGGATCGGGGGAGGGGCGGTGCTCGCCTCAGGGGAGGCTCCCGAGGGCGAGCGAAGCCTTAGTCTACGGGCCCGCTAACCGAGCCTGATGAGGTACTCCGCAGAGAGCCCTGACTCAGCCTGAAAGAGCAGCCACTGAGCGGGATCTCCTGATGCTGCAAGCCACTCCTGAGCGTAAGTGTTCGCGGACTCAATAGACCCTGACCCGTAGGCGGTGATCTTCCCATCAGCTGCGACAAGGCGAGCGGGCGTGTGCCAATGCCCAAAGGCTGCATAGTCGAAGCGATCGATTGAGAGATTCCATCCCCCGAGTTTCTTATTGAGGGAGTAGAACGGGAAGCCCATTGAAGCCTTCAGTTGATCACCGTGGAAGAGCATCCACTTTTTCGTGACTGCACCAACGGTGATCGGCACGATCTCGTGCCAATGACGCTCACCTTGCGTGTAAGACTCTCGCCAAGTCACCCGCTTCTCATCCTTGCATAGCATCGCTGCAGTTTTATATGCGATCGCATCAGCGTTTGACTCAGGACGAGAAGTGCCCCATCGACCGATGCGACCATGATTCCCGATGACCCCGTTTACGTGCACCTTCTCAAAGTGCGATGCAAGAGATCTGATCAACCCCGCGAGCATCTCGGCGGTTGAGAATATCTGACCGTATAAACCTGAATCAATCAGGTGCGCTTGACCCGGGAAGATATCCTCCCCTTCTACGAAGTCGCCAAGAAGAAAGACGTGCACCTCACGAACGGGATGATCGGTGCGCTGAATCGCAACCAACTCCTCGACTTTCTTTGCGAGGAGCTTCACTCTTTGTGCAGCGACCTCCGTTGAGTAAGTCGGGGTGATCTTGCCCACCTGCCAATCGGCAAGCAGGAGGACGGCTTTCTCTTCCGCCTTCTTTCTCTTATCAGGCTTCGGCTGCGGAACGGGCTTGATCGTCATCCCTGCTGCAGCATCTCGGGCGGCCCGATAGACCGCATCCGTATAGTCTTCTTCTGATCGCTTGATCTTCTCAAGTTGCCTGAGCACTCGAACGTGCGCAGCCTTCAGATCGTCGTAGGCTGCAGCATCCTTGACTGACTCAAGAGCCTTCTCAATCTCGCTCATCGTGCATCCTCCTCACACTTGCACAATCCCCTACGGTGTCGATCAAGAGCCTCCCGACCAAAACTGATCCCGTAGGCTGACTTGATCGCCGTTGCGATTGTTGATGACGGGATGCGCTGCATCCCGGTTGTTGAGATCGCCTTCCTCAGCGATGCAGACTCATCAGAATCAAGAGACTTGATGAGCACTCCTACCGTGCACTTCGGGCCCGCTTGACTCTTCGGGAGTTCAGCGAGCACCTGATCGAATAGAGTCACGACTGCTCCTCCTATAACCTCCCCGAGATCTTCTCGGATCTTTGCAGTCTACGACTTCTGCAGCATCTCCGCTAGAGTGCCCGCTTCCCCTTAGGCGCAGCCTTCTCAGCCGCACGAGCAGCCTTAGCAGCTCCGACTCCGAACTTAGGATCGTCAGGATTGAGGGCACGCACGAGCACCTGCAGCATCGCCGCAAGCCCTGCGGAGGCGATCACCCTGAAGTCGCCTGCAGCGAAGTCAAGGATCGGGATGCCGAGCCCGAGCGCAACGGCGAGAGCCGTTGAGACTCCGACCCTCAGGCACTCAAGGATCGCCTCATCGATGCCCGTGTTGGCGATCATCCACTTGATCTTTCTCATCCCTGATTCTCCCTTCGTAGCAGCCTGACCCCGGGCGAACACTTGCGCCGCCTCATTGAGCCGTTGCGCCCACGGTACACGAGCGAAACCTGAGAAGGCATCCCTGATCTCATCCTCCTTGAACGCCGCCCGCTGAGGCTTCTTCTCAGGGGTAGGAGGGATCTGAGGCTGCACTGCAGGGGAAACGGGCTCAGAAGCCCGCAAAGGTGCCCGTACGGGCATCTCAGGAGCAGGGAGGAGCACCTCAGGAGCCTTTGGAGGGAGAGGGCTCGGCGTGGGATCAGGAGTCGGGAAGACCTTTCCCCTTGAGGGGTGCGTGATGATCAGGATTCTCTTCCACGGGGCGGGCTTGCCGTTTACCTTGTCGCCCTTAGTTGAGGCGATCTGCAGGAGTTCACGCTCAGTCACTGACCGGGCGAACTTCTCCTCACCCTTCCCACTCATCGTGGGATCAGCGAACACGAAGACGGCTGCATCAGGATCAAACCCTGCACTCGTCATATGACCGTAGCCCTTCTTCAGGTGAGCAGGATCAGTCTTCGCCCACCATCTCTCCCACCTCAAGTGCCACGCAGACTTCACCTGCTGCGGGTACCACGGGCCCGCCTGAACGTGAATCCCAAGAGCCGCCCCCTCCCGGGCTGCGCTCACTGCATCCTTCCACGACTTCGCCCATCGCACCTTCGCCCCTAGTTGCCGAGCCGTCAGTGCTAACTGAGAGAGACTCGTGCCCCCATCATTGACCCCTTGACGATCGACATACCCGAACGCCTTCTTCGCAGCTGCGACCCCATCAGCCGCAGAGAAGTCCACTGCATACCCGCTCGCCCATGAGACCGCAGCCGCGATTGCAGTCGGGCCGCAGGAGTCAAGAATCGCACCCTTAGAGCGACGAGCCTCCTCATCGGCATCGAGTTGAGACTTGATCAGGAAGCGCATCAGGGCTGCATCGCATTGAGAAGGGCTGCAAGGAGACCTGCACCGAGTGCCGCGCCAATCACCATGAGACCGCCCTTGATCTTATCAACGTCGGAACGCACCTCATCAAGCTTCTGAGAGTGCGCATCGAGGCGATCAAGGATCGCATCAACCTGCGAGCGAGTCATGACTTATCCCCTTCAAGTTCCCGTACTCGGGCTGAGAGTTGCTGAATAGCACCGACAAGATACGGGATAAACTTCGCCGCAGCGAGGGATTGATACACGGGGTCGCCGTTTTCATCAACGGCATCCTTCGTACCTTCAACCGCCTCAGGCACGAGAGGCTGCACCTCATGCGCAATGAATCCGAGGAGATTCTCATCGCCACTTTCTCGGTTGCTGAAGAGCACGGGGCGAAGACCGTCCACAACGGAAAGAAAGTCGATCTCAGTTGAGGCCGTTCTGATCGCGTCTTTCAGTCGATAGTCCGATCCTGCCGCAAAGGACGGCGCGGTCGTTGTATTGTTTGCGATCAACACGTGACCCGTTGCCGAGTATGCAGTTCCGCCTGAGGTGATCTTTCGGAAGAAGCGAATCACCTGAAGATTCCCGCTAACGAATCCTGATGAAAGAAAGAGGTTCGCGTCGGTTGTTGCCGAAACGTCTCGATCTCCCCAATAAAAACCCGTCGTCGGATCAAGGTAGTGCCCGGGTTGATCGATTGTGTTCGAGTTCGGCGTTACGCGAGATCCAACAATATAGACATCGTCGGTGCGAAGTGCGTTCGCTCCGGTGCGCCATAGTCGAACATCGGCGTTCGCCGTTCCTGAGCCGAAGTAAACGAACCCGCCTTCCTTTGTTCGCAGTTCAATATCGCCGCTAGAAGGAGCAGTCCCCCCGGTGATAGTTCCCGCCGCATTGAGGTAGATCGTGCCCGTGTTCGTGTTGAGTTCGATCTTTGGATTGACTCCTGCAGTGCCGAGGGAGTTTGAGTGCAGAAGCATCACGCCTCCCGTCTGACCGATGACTCCTCCTGAAGATCCGGGGTATGCCTGATCAACAAAGGGCACGACGGTAGTTCCGCGCACGAGTCTCATCTCAACAAGATCAATCGTGACCGTTCCCGCAACTGCCGTTGAAAACGAGATCCCCGTGCGATAGCGGATTGATGCACCGTCGCTTGGGATTGCACCTCCTGCAGCGGGATACGTCACAATCTCAAGTGCAGTTGAGTTGTATCCGAAGACCGCCGTGCCCGCTTGAGTTGCAGTTGCCGCAGCTCCCGTTGTTGTCGTTCCGTCAGCCTTCAGAAACTGCGCCTCAACGAAGGCGGAATATCCTGCCGTATTCGTTGCAGCGGTATATGAGGCCCGAGGGGAATACACGTAAGATTGAGCACGAGAAGTTGGTGCTGCGATGCGTCGCTCAAGGTACACCTTATCCCCGGACTGAGCCCCGATTGCCTGAAAACGAATCGCATACCCTGACGATTGCAAAGAATCCTCAACTGCGTATGCAGTGATTCGCCCTGATGAGGTTGCATCAGTAAAGGTGAAGTACGGAAGAGAGTTGTCGTCTGAGATCGGTGCGGTACTCCCGATCTCAGGAGGAGGCGAGGCGATATTGCCGTTCTGAATCCCTGAATAGATCCCCGCAGAGAGGGTATCCCCGATCGCATACGCCGTCCCACCTTCTGATGAGGTGCCAATCAGCGGTGATCCGTCATCGGCCTGCAGCGTTCCCGTGACTCCCTGAAGAATCTGATTATCGGTGCCGTAGTTATTCGCCATCAACTATCACTCCCCGAGAATAATCTCTCGGAGTCCTTTCTTTCTGAAGTCCAACTCAAGATCGATCTTTGCGATTGAAGAGCCCGTCTCGAATCCAAGCGTGAGACTTTCAATCCTGAAGATCGTACTATCGGGAATATCAAGCCCCGGGGCTGAAAGGCTCACGTAGTCTCCTGCCGCGATAAACTTCCGCAGCGTGTAAGGGCTCCCTCCCGTGTATCCCTGCACGAAGCCGTAGGAGTGATCAGGTGCAGAGACCTGATCAGGATCACCGCCACGGATGGTGCAGGAGATCGTGCGCTTCGGCTTGAAGTTGAGACTGAACGTAGCTCCCGTAAAGCGATCAATGAAGTCGGCACGATTCTCATTGTTGAGACCCCTGAAGGATGCTAACTCAAAGAGAGACTCACTCCTCGGGCCCGATCGTGCATACGCGGTGCCCGGTCCCGTTGGGATTGCAGATCCTGCAGTGCGCACATACGGATCGACTGAGTTTCCCCTCGTGTACGGGCCCGAAGTTGCAGTGCCACGACCACGATCAAGGAGTGAGTCATAGGATGCAGTCTGCGTGATGATTCTATCAACCACGCTATCGTGATCAAGGTTCACTGAGATCGCATCAGCGAAGACCGTCGTCCGTGATGAGGTTGATCCTACGGTCGTAGTGCCTGAGGTGATAATCGCAAACGGTGCCGTCGGGTTTGCAGGTGCAGTTCCCGTCTTCCCATAGTTGAGCCGACCCGTTGCATCAACCCAATAGCGGCGGATCACCCCGTCAAGCCCTTCTGCAAGTCCCTTGATCGTATCAAGGACTGACTGCAGAGACTGCACATCAATGCGCTGCTTGCCGATCGAGGTTGATGCGCCGTACCAATAGGGCGTGAGGCTTGCATCAAAGATCAACTTCGTAGCAGCATCCTGAGTGAAGGAGCCGCCACTCTTCCCGTTCACGTAGGTGAGCACCTCAGCGATGATCCCTTGATCAGTCGTGCTCGTCGAGTAGAAGGCTCCCACGTTTTGTCTCGTGCTCCCAATCTTCCCCTTACGCACGATGATCTTCTCAAGGAACGACGTTGGATCACTTGCGCTTACGGTTGCACGGGTTCCGACTCCGTTGGGAAGAAGCTCAACATCAATCCCCGTGATATACCCCATTGCGATTGCGGTTGAGGCCGAGTACCGGGTATCAAGGAAGCGAACGCGGGCGTTGTCGTTGAGTGTTGAGGTAGACCACCACGGGGTGCCGCCCGTTGAGAGAGGCTGCATGACCTCAAAGGAGATTGATGCTCCTCCTCCGTTTGCAGCCTGAGAGACCGTCAGCGTTTCAGGAAGTACGAAGGGAGTGCCTGACTGCGCATAGGTCGGGAGGCTGAGAAGGTTTCCCCCACCGTTTACCCCATCGATGCGCAACTCCCACGGGAACGCCATGAGTTATCTCCCGCCGCGAGGAGTTGTCGTGACCTGCTTCGCAACTACGGGGATGACTGCATCCGCAACACGATCAGCTCCGACGTAGACGTTCACGGGAGGAGCACCATAGCGGGCACTCATCGGGTTTGCACTTGAGCCCGTCCCCGGTGCAACGGGCTGAGAGGTTGTCGTGAATCCGACTGCATTGCCGACCGCTCCTGCTACCCCTGAGATAACCCCTGCAACTGCCTTGATGATAAAGCCGATCGGTGAGTCCATGATCGCTTTCCCGATGCTGATGACTGCATCAATCGCTACGCCAATAGCCCCGATGATATTCCCGATGATCTTTCCCACGAAGCCGAGCAGGTTTCCGAGTGCCCCCACTGCAGTCGCAAGCGGGCCCGTTCCATCGCCCCATAGGATGCCGATCAGTTCCCCAATCTTTGCGCCCGTCTTTCCCACTGCATCAAAGATCTGCCCGAAGACGGGGATGAGGTTCGCAATAATCGGCCCGACGACCTTCATGACTGAATCAATCACACCGCCCGGGGCGGTGAGTTTATTGACGAAGCCGACGATTCCGGGGATTACCTTCTCAAAGAGAAACTTCCCAATCGTGAGGAGGATCGGTGCCAACTTTCCTGCAAGTGCACCTACTCCCTTGAGCACGCCTGAGATCATCCCCTTATTCTCGGTGATGAATCCCTTGACTGCATCGACAACGGTGCGCAACACCGGGAGGACGTTATCTCGGAACGCCTTCACGAGATCATGCACAATCGGGATCAAGGTATACCCGATCTCTTCTCCCATCTCAGAGAGCGTGATCTGCAGTGATTCCATTGATCCTGCAGTCGTCTCAGAATACGCTTGAGCCGAGCCTCCGAACTTTGCGTTGATACCTGCAAGGGCTTCAGTCCCCTTTGCACCCTTCTTCAGTTCGATTCCCATCTTGCCAAGCGCAGCCGTATTCCCTGCAAACGCCTTGCCGACGATGGTAGTAGCAGTTCCGAGATCGATATTCTTAGCGCGTGCAAGATCCTGAGCGGTGGCGAGGATCTTCTGA